AACCATATAGTTTAAATAAGTGATAAAATATTATAAAAAATCCTAAATAAAATAATATTGTAAATAGAATTTGTGGTATATTTTCTCTTTGAGTCCCAATGTATAAGAATAACCCTCCTATAATAAGTATATGGACTATATGAATAAGCATACGTGTAATCATATATTAAATAATTATAATAATTTATTATATTAATTTAGTATATATGGAACAATTTAGATATGAAAATGTTGAGGTAAAAAATGTTGGTAATCTAAAAACTATTCGCAAAGTATCGATTAGAAATGGAAAGGGTTATAAAAGTGTAACCAAATATAGAAAAGGAAAAAAAATTTCATCTGTTAAAAAACCTATACATTTAGAACACATGAACATGATAAAAGGAGGGTCTTTTATAACTGGTTTATTTAATGACTGTAAAAATTGTAACAAAACAAGAAAAAATAGAAAATAGAAATCCTACTACCTTTATCATTTTGTTATATGTTCCAACGCTGATAACAAAACTAATTCTTGGTTTGTTAATTTTTGAAATATTAAATTTTTGTCTATAGATATTTGAAAATGTTTTGACATAAAACCCAAATTTTTACATACACAGAATACTCCATTATCCGTTATTTTTATTTCACAAAATATAGCGCCCTTTGTTAAATATATATTTTCTGGGTCATCAATCGGAATCCATCTTATATATGTTCCATATTTCAATTCATTCATCTCATCAATATATTTGTATCCATCTAATTTTTTTAAAATTTCTAAGGTTTCTTTTCTTGAAAGATGTAATTCTTTTAATATATTTAAATTCATTTCTTTAATTTTTGTTGTCGTAAAATTTAATAGTGTTTCGTTTGATTCATCATCGAGCGCTTTTAATAATTTTTGTACGTCCATATAAATATATATTTAATTATATTTATATGATTTTTTACCAAGAACTACCGAATGAACCTCCACCTAAAAATTCACTAGCAGCGACCGGACCGAAAGATTCTTGAGTAACCCCTGGAGTCGCTGCGCCAACTAAAGGTGTCGTATCTTGTCTATACATAGCGTCATAATTTGGAAGTTGTTGTGGTTGAATTGTTGCTGGACTACCATATTGTAAATCATTTGTAGGCAAAGAACTAATTGATGTTCCGTCAACAGAAGGTATCGGTTGTGTTATTTGTTGTCCAGAAATTGGTTGAGATACTTTTATATTACCATTTTTACCATTTTTCTTTTTTTCCGTTTTTCCTTCCCATAATTCTACTACACGATCTACCAAAATAGTAACTTTTTCGCCTATTTTTGTCTGTAAACTCATTGTAATCATTAAAACTGCTAAAATTATGTAAACAATATTAAATTCCGGATAATTTATACTACTGTACGTAGGAATAAATGTAATTATTCTATGTATTATTAATAAACCTATAAATGTCACTATAACTTGAATAAGTATTTCAGATGTTATTTCTAAACTACCTTTTTTGTCATCTGCTTCAGGAACATATTTACCTATAGTTTTATTTAAAATAACGACAGGAATTATTGCTATTAGAGCGTATTGAATTATATTTAATATGTCTGATTTTGAATCGTCGTCAAAATTGAAAACATGTTTAAAAAAGTTTTTGTTTGATTCGTCTGAAGTATCCATTATGATTTATAATTAGAAATTAAAATATTTAAAATCTATTTATGTTAAAATACTTTAATCTATTTATGTTAAAATATTTAAAAACTTATATTCTAAATATATTATGGAACATATAGCTGAAGAATACGCTACTGGGATTAACAGAATTAGAACTGAATTTATTAAACAGGACCCACAAAATAAAGAACAATTTGAACACCATAAAGATGACATAAAGATTTCTAATAATATTTTTTTAAATATTAATAAAAAAAATCACGAAGAATATCAATACCTAAATTTAATAGAAAATATTCTTGAAAATGGTGTTTGGGAAGAAGGTAGAAATGGTAAAACTAAAAGTATATTTGGTGCATCTATGCGTTTCTCTCTTAAAGATGGTAGGATACCTATTTTAACTACTAAAAAAACTGCTTGGAAGACTTGTCTAAAGGAATTATTGTGGTTTATTCGCGGTGAAACCGATAACAGATTATTAAAAGAACAAGGTGTTCATATTTGGGACGCTAATGCTTCGAGAGAATTTTTGGATAGTCGAGGTCTTACGCTAACTCGTGAAGATTTAATTGGTCCTGGCTATGGATATCAATGGAGAAATTTTAACGCTAATTATAATTGTTTTACTGGAAAAAGATTATTAGATAATGACCCTAATGATATTCATAAAAATACTATAAATTTCAAAGGAATCGACCAATTACAACAAATTATTGACGCATTAAAAGACCCCAAACAGCGCACGAGTCGTCGTCTCGTTATGACTGCTTGGAACCCTTGTCAACTAGACCAAATGGCGTTACCACCATGTCATATTTTATGTCAATTTAACGTCCATCATGGTAATAAATTGAGTTGTATGATGGTCCAGCGCAGTATAGATTGCGTTCTTGGTTCGCCATTTAATATAGCATCATATTCTTTTCTTACGCATTTACTAGCGAAACATTGTGGTTTAGAAGCGCATGAATTTGTTTATTTTATGGGTAATTGTCACCTTTATGAGAATGCTATAGATGCGGCTAAATTACAAATAACAAGAGAACCTTTTGAATTTCCAACAGTTTCAATTAAAGAAGTTAGAGAGAATATTAATGATTATCAGGTTGAAGATTTTGAAATTCATAATTATAAAAGCCATGAAGCTATTAAGGTTGCGATGGTTGCTTAAAAAATGTATATTATAAATTATACTATAAACTTTTTATTTTTTTAATTTTATATTTATGCGTAAGATATTTAGAAAGAAATTATAAAATAATATTATGAGTTCAAGATCACTCGCAGCAGCTAGAGCAAGAAGAGCAGGAGATAACGTACCTCCTGTATCAGGTAATAGACCAGTAACTTCTATTGGTTCACAAGCAGCGTTTGCTCAACCACCTAATGGTTTTTATCAAAATATGCCTCCACCTTCACCTAATGTAAGAATCGCAAGAAGTACTTCAACTCCATCACAAAATAACGCTTATCAACAAGTAAAACAATCTCAACAACAAGCGCAAAATGGATTACCTTTTTCCAAATTAAGTATTTCAGACGCTATCGGTTTAATTACTTTAAGATTAGGTAGAGTTGAACAATGGATTATTGAAACTAATCATGAAAGTCAAAACAGAGATTCATATGAAGAAAATATTAGATTACCTGAAAATTCTAAAGTAGTAGATAATAGTGTTTTTTTAGGATTAATGGATAGGATTGAAACAATTGAAAAGAGAGAAATTCCTTCTAATTCAGTATCAAATGAAGAAATCATAAAAATAACTGATGAATTAACTTCTCTAAAAGAACTAGTTAATAAAATAGCCGATGATGTTAACAAATATACAATTGAATTATCTAAGAATACTCAAGAAATTTTTAGATTTAATAGAGAATTAGTTGAAACAAAAGACATTCTTAAATCTTTTATGCTTAAATATGACATGTTTGTTGAACAAACGAACGATAAATTTTCTGATTATGAATTTGCTATTACTGAATTAGAAAAAAATTTTGAAATTGACAATAATTTAATTTTAAATGAAAATGGTATTAATTGTATTAATGATAATAATGATAATAATGATAATAATGATTCTTTAACGGAAAATCATAATAATGAACAAGAAACTAATAATACTAATAATACTAATAATACTAATATTATAGTAGACCTTAAAAAAATCATTAAACAAGAATTAACTTCAAGCACTTAATAGTTTTATATAAAATAATATATTAAATACAATATAATATTTTAAAATATATGAAAATAACTATTAGTGATAAAAGAAAAAAAGAAATTTTTATATCTCTATTTAATGTTTTAAAGAATTGTTCTTCATTAATTAATTTATCTCTTTTTAATGATTTTTTACATATTCAAGGAATGGATAAATCACATATATGTTTATATAATGTTAAAATATCAAACTTATGGTTTAATGAATATCATATAGAATCTGAATATAAGATATGTTTTGATTCATCTATTTTTTATTCGATTATAAGTACTAAAAATGATAATCAACAAATAATGATTACAATGAATAATAAAGAACAAGACTTTTTACATATTTATTTTGGAAGTAATGAAGTAAAAAAGGGAGACTTTAAAAAAACATTTAAAATGCCTCTATGTGAATATGATTACGAAGAAATGAATATTCCAGAAACTGAATATGATACAGAATTTTCTATTCAATCTAAACAAATTACAGACATTTTTACTCAATTGGGCAATTTTGGTAACGATATCGTAATAAATTGTAATGAAGAAAATATTTATATGATAACCGACGGAACATCTGGTGAAATGCGAGTTGATATTGCAATTGATGATTTAAATAGTTTTAGTATTGTCGAAGGGGAAAAGGTTTCTTTAACATATAGTATCGCTTATATGAATAAAATGTGTATCACAAATAAATTATCATCTGATATAGATTTCTATCTGAGTAACGAAAGACCTATGAAAATTAATTATAATTTAGGAGATGATAGTTATATTGTGTTTTTTATAGCGCCTAAATTAAATGATTAAATGGTTTCGTTTTACTTTTTAAAAATTATTATTATTTTTATTTAAGACTATGAAAATAATAATAAGTATTTTTATTTTTTGTTTAGTATTATTTATATATTTACATATACAATTTCATTTAAAAACTGGAGAAGATTTAGAAATGTATGAAATAGAAGACCCTAGTAAGGAAAAACTTGAAACCATTTGTGATTTAAGGCAACCTGTATTGTTTGATTTTGATTGTGTTAAAATAATTGACTATTCCAATAAAACATATATTTCAAACAATTATCCTGCTTTTGAAATCAAAATAAGAAATATTAACGAAACTGATAAAAATAATGAATTATATATTCCCTTACCATTACACTCATCTGTCAAATTATTCGACGAAGATAAAAATTCATGTTATTTTACTGAAAACAATATTGATTTTTTAGAAGAAACTGGGGTTATTAAAAATCTTAAATATAATGATGAATTCTTAAGACCATATATGGTTTCTAATTGTAATTATGATATTATGTTCGGTAGTAACGACACTTGTACTCCATTTAGATATAAAATTAATTATCGTAATTTTTTTCTCTTAACGGAAGGAAGTGCTCAAGTAAAACTTACACCTCCTCATAGTATAAAATATTTGTATCCTAATTATGATTATGAGAATTTTGAATTTAAGTCGCCAATTAATCCTTGGACTCCACAACTTAAATATAAAGCTGATTTTGATAAAATTAAATGTTTAGAATTTACACTAACACCTGGTAAAACTTTATTTATACCTGCTTATTGGTGGTATAGCATAAAATTTACAAAAAATACTAGTATTTCTTGCTTTTATTATAGAACATACATGAATAATTTAGCGATTTCTCCGTATATGGGAATGTACGCTCTTCAAATTCAAAATATTAAACGCGATACTGTTAAAAAACTAAATATTGAAAGTTTAAATAATAGTCAGACAAATGATTTTTCTATAAATAATAAAAATAATCAAAATGATAACAATATTAATAATAACAATATTGATAACAATATTAATAATAATAATAATAATAATAATACTAATACTAATAATAACAATCACGAAGATTTTCTACCTAAACCTATCTTAAACGATAATATTGGTTCTGAAATACTAATATAAATTTTTTATCGCGTATTTATATGAGGTTTGTTAAAAACTTTTTTTCGCTATTTAACTTTTCTAAGAAAAGAAAATACAAAACTAAGCGTAAATTTTCTAAAAATACGCGCACAAAGAAAAGAAGATATTTAATGAAAGGTGGATGAGGAGAAAATATTTCCCTATCAACAAATAATACATTTATGAAGGGTGGATGAGGAGAAACCATTAGTAATCCATCTGTATAAAAAATAAAAAATAATAAATAATAAATAATAAATAAAAAATAGATTTATAAATTTTAGGATGATAATGAATATTTGAAATTAAATTTATAGGTCTTTTTCAAATTCTATTTTAATTTCTTCTGAAAAAGTAGAAATTAAATTTATTTCTTGCCTACATAAAGCGCAACATGGGTTTGATTCAATTATTTTTAATGCACAATTCTTACAAAAATCGTGACCACAATTAAAATTTACAAATTTCATTTTATCTTGATTCTCATAACAAATACTACATTCACATTTTTGTAATAATTCTTCATTTGTAATAGAAGTAATCTGTACGAATATTTTATTTGGCGTGTTAAATCCTATTCCCGCATTTATCATTCTCAATAATATTTCTCTCAATAAATATTCATTATAATTATTTAATTCTCTCAATAACATACTATCATAATTTACAATATCATTATCAAGATGATTATTATTTTCTCTATTGTATCTTAATTCATTTATAAGTTGTATCAAATCATTTTCATTATCTTCTTCACTTGTTCTTTCTGTAATAGGTTCAGATATTTGTTCATAGATATAATTTATAATGCGTGTGATACAAAGTTGAATACTCATTCGACTGTTTGCTCCACATTTTCTTATAGCAAATGATTTTAACAATAATGAGTTTTGTATAGAGTTATTATCCAAATAATCTTTAAATTCTGTCCTTGAAATATTTTTTGCTCGTTCTATACAAGAACTTTCAAATTGAAATAATCTCACATCATAACAAGTAGATACATTATGACCAATTTCTCTACAAAATGAACAAGCGATTCTTCGTCGAATAATTGTTCTATTTTCAGCGTTAATGAACTCCATATTTTATATTATTTAATGTTATTTGTGTTATTTAATGGATTACCTTAATCCTCCATCAAACAAATCAATTTTTTATATATATTTAAAGACAAATTGACAACTACATATTATTAATATGACTGTATACAAGATACTAATAAATGACCGGAATTATAATTCATGGGAAATATTTAAGAATGATACATTTGAAAAAGTAGAATTACAGATTAATCCTGTTGAATGTAAATTATTTTCTAATGATGTTTTCACTATTGACAAACATAATAATGTAAATATAATACATTCTTCTGTAAGATGTGGACCCGTTATTCCAGCAGTAGTAATATTAAGTGGTAATAAAACATATGGTAGAGAGAAAAAACCAATTAATGAACAAACATACAATATGTTAAAAGCAAAAAAATCTCAAGGAAAATTATTATATAAATGTATTCCTGATGATATACGAATTCCATCTTTTTTAGTTCCATATGAAATAAAAAATATGGGGTTTTCAAAAGTATTTAAAAATTTATATGTTACAATTTCATTTAATGAATGGAACGAGGACGATAAACATCCAAGAGCAAAACTTGAAAATGTTATAGGACCTGTTGACATTCTTGATAATTTTTATGAATATCAATTATATTGTAAGAGTTTAAATACATCGATACAAAAATTTCAAAAAGATACATCAAGAGCATTAGAGACAAAATCACATGAAGGGATAATACAAATAATAAGAAATAAATATCCATCTATACAAGACAGAACTGATCAAAATTTTTGGCATATAATAACAATTGACCCGCCTAAAAGTGTAGATTATGACGATGGACTCAGTATAATTGAACATGAAAATGGCGTAAAACAATTAAGTATTTACATATCAAACGTAACAATATGGTTAGATATTCTTAATTTATGGGATTCTTTTTCACAAAGAATATCGACTATCTATTTGCCAGATAAAAAGAGACCTATGTTACCTACTATTTTATCCGATTGTCTATGTAGTTTACAGGAAAATGTTACGAGAGTTGCTTTTGTTATGGATATTTTTATACAAAATGATAAAATTATAAATGTAAATTATTCAAATTGCTTCATAAAAGTTGCTAAAAATTACATTTATGAGCAAGATGATTTACTTTCTAATACAGATTATAAAAAAATTCTTAATATTACTCAAAATTTATCAAATAAAAATAAATATATTTCAAATATTAGAACTAGTCATGAAGTAGTTTGTTATTTGATGATACTAATGAACTATAATTGTGCAAAGGAATTAATAAAACATAAAACAGGAATATTTCGTTCAACTATTATAAAGAGAGAATTTGATGTTCCTGATAACATTCCAGAAGATGTGGGAAAATTTATAAAAATATGGAATAGCGCTTCAGGTCAATATATAGATGGTTCTGAAATAATAAACGCTAGACACGACCTACTTGATATGGAGGCGTATATTCATATAACTAGTCCAATTAGACGTCTAGTAGATTTGTTAAATATTATAAAATTTCAGCAAGTAAATAATTTAATTGAATTATCTGAAAATGTAAATAAATTCTACGATAAATGGTTAAATAACATCGATTATATTAATACTACGATGAGGTCTATTCGTAAGGTTCAATGTGATTGTTCATTACTTGATTTATGTTATAATGTTCCTGACACCTTACAGAAGCATTATGATGGTTATTTATTTGATAAAATAAATAGGAATGACGGGTTATATCAATATATTGTATTTATTCCGGAGTTAAGGATGTCTTCGAGAATAACTCTAAGAAATAATTTTAATAATTATGAATGTAAGAAGTTTAATTTATTTTTATTTAATGATGAAGAGAGATTTAAAAAAAAAATTAGATTAAATTTAATAGAATAAATTTAATAGAATAAATTTAATAGAATAATAAGTAAATTAAAAAAATTTTATATAAATTTATTATGGAATTATTCAATGAATATTTAAGTTGCGTTTGTAAAGAAAGGTCCAATAAAAAACTAGATAAAAAAGAAAATTATATATATAATATTGAAAACCAGAATTGCCATATGATGAATAATAAATACAATAATATATACTTAAATGATAGGAAAAATTATTACAAAAAAAAATATTATGAAAAATTTGGAGAGAAATATAATGATAACATGACAGATTGCGAAAGATTTAATTTTTTTCAAAATTATGATAAAAATAATAAAAATATATAAATTTAAAAATAATATAATATATAAAATATGTTATTTTATACATTATTTTTTCTGTATAATTATTTTGTTAATTCTATAGATTGTATGGTGAAACAAATACATATAGCTCAAGGTTTAACACCTGCTTCTATGATGATATCTTGGATAACGAAAGATGATTGTTATTCTAATGTAGTCTATGGAACAAATCCTTTATTTTTAGACAACTACGAATATGGTGATTCATTGTCATATAATTACACTTATAGTGTAAATGAACCGGAATTTTATCAGAGTGAATTTATTCATCATGTTCAATTAAATGACTTAAAATCTGAAACAAAATATTATTACACTTGTGGTGACTTTGTAAATGGTTTTAGGTCAAACTTAACATATTTTGTTACATTACCTGAAGTTGGAAATAATGTACCAATAATATTCGGAGTAATTGGAGATATTGGACAATCTGAATATTCATTATCAACATTAGAGCATTTATCGAGTTACAAAAAAATAAATATGATTTTACACGCAGGTGATTTAAGTTACGCTGATTGTAAGCAATATTTATGGGATTCTTACGGAAATATGATAGAATATGTCGCTAAAAATATTCCTTGGATGGTTGGCGCAGGTAATCATGAAATAGAGTTTAATTCAACAGATAAAAAAAAATTATATACAGCGTTTGAAAGTAGATATAGGATGCCTTTTGTTAGTAAAGCAGAATTTGGTGATATATTAATAGAAAGCAGTATAAATCCGCATACAAACTTGCCTTATTGTACACCAAGTGTATTTCAATCTGAATATAATTACGGTAATTCATTTTATAGTTTTTCAAATGGTTTAACACATATAATATTTTTAAATCCCTATTCGAATACAAATAAATCGTCAATACAATACAATTGGTTATTAAATAATTTAAGAGCAATTGACAGAACTATAACACCATGGGTAATAATTATAATGCATTGTCCTTGGTATAGTTCAAATGTAAATCATTATGGAGACAAACAAACAGTATTAATGAGAGAATCGATGGAAGATTTATTGTATGAACATAATGTAAATATTGTTTTAAGTGGTCATGTTCACGCTTATGAGAGGACATATCCTGTATATAGAAATATGACAAATAAGAATGGTATCGTATATATAACGATTGGTAATGGTGGAAATTTAGAAGGTTTGGATAATAAATATTATGAGCAACCGAGTTGGTCAGCGTTTAGAAATGGAACAAATTATGGTCATGGAATATTAAGTATAATTAATAGAGAGAAATTAGTATGGACATGGTATAGAAACGAAGACAAAAAGTTTATTTTTAGGGATGAAGTCATATTATGTAATTCAATTTTTGGAAACACTAATTGTTAAATATTTAAGTTATTTTATAAAATATTTATTAAAACAACTTAAAGACCGGAATATATGGGATACTTTTATTTACACATTTGGACATTTCACATGTTAGGAAAACACCAATTATTTAATACTTCATCTAAATCATCTTCATCATGTAGTGATTTTTCTCTCTAATATTATAATTCAAACTTATCGATTATAGTTGCTTTAGATATATTTTTTATGATTTTATCTTCTTTCTCATGATCATTATCACCTGGACCACCCATAGCTTCTATTATTATTTTATTATATTTGTCTGAATGTCTCGATGTGCTTCTAATACAATCCGGATATTTATTTTTAAATTCTTGAATCAAAGTTACATTTTTATTAGATACTTTTTTAATAGCCTTTCTCAATTTATTGTTATTTTCATCTTCTTTTTCCCATTTATTTTCATCTTTAATATACAACGTTTCTCTCTTTTTATCCGTACAATGAATAGGTCTTTTTTCAACATCTAACGCTTTTAAATGTGTAGTTATAATATTTGAAATACCTTGAACATATCCTAATTCACCAACGTTTTCTAGATCAGACAATTGTAACTTAATAGAATCAACAAAATCAGTAATATTCATCGCATCTTTACATGTTTCATTTAAAAAGAAATTTAAATTAAATGATTTGTTATTAGAATTGGTATTTGTAGTTGTGTTATTTGTTGTGTTATGAGTGCCATTTTTTAGTATTTCAATAAGTTCTGTATTTTGTTTTAGTAACATTATGATGAGTTGATCTTTATCTACACATTCGTTCATTACTTGTAATTCTTTTTCAGGTAAATTTATATTATTTTGTTCAACTTTGTCTTTTTCCATTTTACATTTCTTTTTGTGACGATAAAGACCGCTATCATATTTATATGATTTACCACATATACACTGGAATAATTTGTCGTTTTTTGTCGTAAAATTACTATCATTTCCTACCAAAACGCTATCATTTTCTTGATTTTTATGTTTATCGGTTAAAATATGTCTTTGATAATCAGTTTTTTTACACGTATTAAAGTGACAAATAATACAACAATATTTTTTTTCGTTTTTTTCGTTTTTTTTACTATCCTTTCCTATCATTTATATGATAGTAGAAAAACTCCTAAATCCTTTTTTCCGAAAAATAATAAAAAATTATCGTAACAAAATGAAAATTATTTTTTTTGTATTGACACCATAATTTTAAAATATGGTCACAATTCACGAAATTTACAAGATTTTTTGGGCACTTTTGAATTTTGGACATTTTTTTTGTCCATTTTTCAAAAGTTAAAAAAACTTTTACCAAAAATTAAAAAAAATCGATACTTCTTGTGAAGGG